ATACTGATGCTGGCTTTTCTTTACGAGCTCGTGGCTTACGAGTTGCTTTAGCTGTAACTGCTTGTTGAGCACATGCTGTAGAGATTTCTTCAAGCGACTTGATCAGTTTCTTAAGCTTGGTTTTCTTGATGTGTGAATAACCTTCAACCAATTGTTTGTCTTTTCCTTCAAGTGCTTCAGATAATTCTTCAATAGTCTTTGCAAATGCTGTAGGAATAAGCTTAGAAACTTGTGGGCTAACAGCGTTAGCTTTCAAATAGGAACCCACATCGACTTCAACATCATTCATAATGTAGTCGTCAATTAATCCGTTGATTTCGCCGATGTGAGTGGATGCTGCTTCTGCAATACGATCTTGAATAGATACGACAGGCTTTTCTTCTTTGACTTTTGGTGCACCTTTGAGTGCAGAGACTTTCTGGTCACCTTTAGCTTTAACACGAAGTTGTGCAATTGTATCTTCAATGAACTGAAGGTCTTTATCGATGAGAGGTTGTTCACGCATCTTCAATCGAATGACAGTGCCAACTGAACGGAAGTCCCAGTCAGGAAGAGAGTCGAATTCAGTTGACTTCTTGCCAACATATGCCATGAACCACTTACGCTTTTCTTTATTTTCAAAAGCGGAGTTGTAGTAGTTCAATGCACGCATCATTGATCGTGTATAATCCAATGGATTGAGTGAAGGTTCAGCGCTACCTTTACCAGTGCCAAAAACTTGCTCCATTTGAGCTGCTGTTTCACGACGCTTTTGAGCACGCTTTTCAGATGCTGTTTGTTTAGGTTCTGTATTTTTAGTAGCCATATGTTCTCCAATCAATAGATGTATTATATACCATCAACGAATTATTGTACACTGTATACTTAAGTATTACTTTCCACGATAGACGTGTACAGGTCTTCAAACTCTTCGTGATTGGCTTGCTCGATCTGGAAGTTCTGCTTATGGTAAACCTTTGCCATACGATTCAAATACTTCTTAGGAAGTTCAAACTCCTTTGAGAGTTCAGAGATAGTCTCTTTGATCAAATCACGTTCTGCTGCGATGCGTGTCATTGAGTTGGAGATTTCGCCAAGCATTTTCTTAATCTTGGTGCGGTCTGCGGGAGAAGAGATTTGATTCATTTTGAATTTGCGATGTTAGGACGAAGAGCGAGTTGTAGAAGAATTACTGCAGCCCAAGTTTCAAGAGTATATTGAATAGCTAATGCTGGGAACAGTACATTTAAGCTCCAGATTGTAAGGAATGGACCTACAAATACTAAGAAGATAATAAGTAGTACCCAGAACATGATTTTACTTGAGTTCATATTTAATTCTCTTTACGTTTTCGATAATAAATGAGCGCCAATCGGCTTTGTCTAAGTCAAATACTGGTAAAGCGCTACCAATTTCTTCCGTAGATTCTTTAGGTGCTTTATCAGCAGGGATAATGCGTGGAGCACGAGTGCATCGCATTTCACGTTCTGTGCCATCCTTCTTTGTGAAGGTGACTGTCAGTTCTTCATTAGCTAAAATACTAATCAACCACTCCTTGAATTCAGGAGACTTTACATAATTTTCTTGTTCTGCTTCAGACATAAGTTTTGTCCAATCAATAGAGGAATTAGATGATACCATTCGTCGCCTCATTAATATAGTCAACAAACTGTTTTAGTTCTTTTGGTTCAAAGAAGTATGTTTCACGTTGATACACAGTTTCTTTAACACGATCAAAGCGATCAAGCTTCAATTGATAGAGTTGCTTATCGGGTACTTGAGTAATTTCAACCTCAAGTCGATAAAAGTCATTATAATCAATGTTCATAGTTCACGCTCAATCTTTACTTTAAGGATGCGTTGTCCATCAGCACTTGCTCTTGCTGTAGACTCATTAGGGTATATTCTAACTGGCACACGCTCAAGTGAATTTTCAAAGTCTGTAATAATCATGTAACCTTCTTTAATAGTAGTTACAAGCTTAAACGACATCTCATCACTGGTGCCTGCGCTAGATCTCAAAAGTGCTGCCACTGGTTTTTCTCCTTGCATAGTTAACCTTTAGTTACGATAGATTGATTATATAACAATTACGATTTACTTGTTCGTCTTTTGACGTCTTCGTGCTTGACCACTAAGATGTTATGAATCACACCTTCATATTTGATTGGAAGATCTAAATGAATTGTTATTTCAGGTCCCACATCCGTAGAAACGAGTCTGTCATTGCCGACGGATCCAACCCAAGGGATACCGTTCCATTTCCCGCTGAGCCTGTCACCAATGTCATAAGTGTGTTTGTATCCAATACGTTGGAAGTAGTCTGTTTGAGTTCCCATGATGATTTCCATCCTTTATCAAGATATTTTTGAAGTCTGTATTCTTTGAGCTTTTCGCCGTGACCATTGTGATACAAGGTGCGCGTTTTGATTGAGGTGAATTGTGATTCAGAGATATAAAGCTTTTGTGTCTTGATGTCAAACCAAGGCATGCAATGTATGAAGTCAAACTTAGAGCGGCATTCGTCAGCTGGCCCTAAAGTGATGAATTGAACATCATTCTTTAGAGTGATAGCGTTGTTTGTAATTAACTTATTGGAAGGATCTGTAAGGGAGTAACCCTTAACTTCCTTGATGTGTTCACCAATTTGCGTTATAAGATCTTTGATTATCTTGATTTGCTTTGGTGATTTGGCGTACATGTCGATATCATTGACTTCTTCTCCAAAGTAGAGAGATGATATACAACCGCCGGTGATGATGCAATTTTCATAGAAGACTGAAGTCAGTAGAGTATCTTTCAACTCGTTCATCTTCTTATTGTAATGCTGAAGGATCTTGCTCTTTAACTGGAGCAACTCAGTTTTTTCTTGATCAGTGAACATAATATACCTTAACGTATCCAGAGATACATTATACCACAGTTATGATATTATGTAAACTTTTCTTTTTCAACTGTACTCGCGTCAAACACAATTAGATTTTCGCCAAAATCTAATTTGATCTCACTTCCAGGAATCTCTTCGACTTCTGGAAGTGGATCTTTCTTTATACTTTGATTGAAGGCAATGAACATTAACACTGCTAAAGGATCAAATACAAAGACAATGAGTATGATTACCCAGCGGACGGCTTTCTCGAGCGTGTCTTGGCCGGTGCTGTCTTCGTAGATGAGCGCTGCGATGTATTTGATGGGGCCGACTTCGGCTTCGACTTTACGGAGTTCGTTTGCTTTTGGGGAACGTTCCTCGTTGAGTTTGGCGATCTCTTTTTGGCCGGTGGTGATTTCGTCAATGGCTCTGGCTCTTTCACGACCTTGACTTCTTCTAATACTGGTTGAACGATCGGCTCCGGCGGCGTCGGTGGTTCGATCGAGGGCTGCGGAGACTTGCGAATCCAATTGAGTAAGCGTTTTACGAGCTGCATCTATATTTTCCTTTTGTATTTTAATTTTCTCATCTAGCAGCGCAACCTCTGACCCAACATCTCCAAGAGAAATGCCATGTTCAAGGTGTGCTTTCGACAAGTACCCAAATATACCCATGCTTGTTAAGAGCATCAGTATTGCTATAGCCGTGCAGAAGTAAGTCTTCAGCATGATCGGCGTATTCTTCCAATTCCTATACAGCCAAGATGTAACTACTATCTTTGCGCTACCCAGCACGACGCCCATCACTGCAATAGAGATAGGAGATCCTGAGAAGATTGCCATCAGACCCAAGATGGCGAAATACTCTGCCGATATAGAGAGCGCTAGCGCGTTTATGAATAGTAGATGCGTCATAACTTTACATGTGATTTGTGTATCTTTCCTCCAACAAATCCATTGTAATATTCTTCCGTTTCTAATACACGGCGGTCAATCTGCTCACGTAGTTCGAGATACGACATAGTGCCCTTTGTAGAGCACAAATACAAAATCTCTCGAGTGAAGTTGTCTTCACCAAGAGTCTGCACATCTTCCTTCAAGTGTTCTGAAGAAGACCAATATTTTTGCCAATCCGAAAGTACTTTATCTTTTTTCTTTTTGCCTTTTATGACACGGGTCCTAGAGAACCAGAAAAGTTTCTTTCCAATGTACTTTCGATTGTTCGTTAAGTTTGTGATAAGATAGACATACCCAATGTACTTCTCTATCTTATCTTCGGTAAACTCTTTATTTTGAAAAATCCACATTTATTCCATTACCAGTTGATGTAATAGAATATTTATTATCAGGAGCAAAGTTGCCGGTGGATGTGAAACTATAGTTGTCGGGTTGAGTCACGGTGTATTTGAGTGGCACACTGCCCGTACCACATGTTACAGTCCAAGGTGGACTGTATGGGTCAGGTGCGTATTTCGTATCTGTATATTCGCGTATCTTATAGTAATCGGGACGTAAGTCTGGAATTACAGGATTTGTTTTAAGAGGTTCTTTATTCTCTTTATCTTGTGTAGAATGTACGCTAGGCGTAACTTCTTGGAATGTTCCATCGTCATAATAGACTATTACCTTACTGATCGTCTTCATCATCGTATTTCTCTTCTTCAAAAATATCACCACCACAAAATGGACAGTATGCTACGTCAGTAGCCATAAAGCCATCACCTTCTTTAAATGAAATTTTACCATGAGCTCCGCACTCAGTGCAATCAAAATGTTTTAGTGCCATATAAATCCTTATGCCCAGACATCTTCCCAAGTGCCCGCAGTGGCTCCTTTGGCGTAGTCAGTTACTCTATTTTCAAAGAAGTTGCCATGAATTGGAGCGTTGATCATTTCTTCAACCCAAGGTAATGGATTCTTTTTAACCTTCATAATTCCTTTAAGACCAAGTCCGATAAGACGACGATCAGTGATGTAACGAATGTATTGCTTAACATCAGCAGAACTAAGATTATCCATAGGACCCATAGCAAAAGCAAGATCAATGAATTTATCTTCGAGTTCGACCATTCGTTCTGCAATTGTATAAAGTTCTGACTTAAGTTCGTCATTCCAAATTTCGGGATTTTCACGGATGTATTCCTTAAACAACTTTGTCATTGACTCGGTATGTTGCGTTTCATCCACGATAGACCATGTAACGATCTGTCCCATTCCCTTCATCTTTCCATGACGTGGGAAGTTCAACAGCATGATAAAAGAGCTGAACAATTGCATACCTTCTGTGAAGGCACTAAACACAGCAATATGTTTAGCTGTGTTTTCTTTTGTAGTATTCTGTGCAGACAAATCTAGAACGTATTCGTGTTTGTCTTTCATTTCTTGGTACGCCAAGAATTCGTTGTACGTAGTTTCTGGCAATCCTAGTGTTTCAATCAAATGAGAGTAAGCAGCAATATGTAGAGCTTCACGTGCAGCAAAACCCAATAGCATCATTCTTACTTCAGGCTGAGGAAAATAAGGAAGATAATTGCGAACATACCCGCCAGCAACGTCAATATCGCCCTGTGTAAAGAATCTGAAAATGTGGGTGAGGAACTGTTTCTCTTCATTACTTAGTTTCTTTTTCCAGTCTTTGACGTCTTCAGCCATAGGAACTTCTGTATGAAGCCAGTGGCTTTGTTCGTGTTTTAACCAAGCATCATAAGCCCAAGGATAATTAAAGGGCTTAAAGCTGCTACGGTCTGATAGTAAGTTTTGTTTTTGTTTAACCATTAATAAACTCTTCGATTTTCTTTACGTTCATAGCACCAGTTGCACGTTTTAGCACAGTGCCGTTTTCTTCGATGATCATAGTTGGAACCGAACGGATTCCATACTTTGCTGCTAAATCA